CCCCCCTTCTGTGGCACTGATCCAATCCAAAGGTTTCTCTACACAGGGCATATAGATTGGAAAGCTTGCAAGACGATTACAGCGTTGTCTCTTCATCCATTCGTTAATGCTTTCGGTAAATTCAATATAGTTTTTTGTTGTTCTGCTTAGTCTTTTAGTGGCAATCTTGACGATACCCAATGTATTGATCAACAGGTCAATCAATTTCATGCCAATACGCAGCTTATCTTCCTTTGCCCACGACTGAAAAACAAAACCCCTGCTTCTCATATGACCAATCATCATATTACGTCTGTATCTAGGGTGGGTTGTATCGGTTATATGATTTTTTACAGCAGTAAAATGTCGTTTATCTTCCTGTTCAAAGACACTAAACCGCATTTCATCTTCCAGTAAATGCCCCGTCTGTATTGCCACTTGGGTAGCAGTCTTACCCTGTGATGTACCATCAATGATTGCCTTAAAAGCAATGAAGGCTACAACATCAATATCAGGAAACTCAGATAACTTAACAGCAGCAATAGCTTTCGGTCCTGGTGTACCTCTCCAAGACCTATCAATAAATTGTTGTATTGCTTTTGATAAAGGACCAAGACCAGCAGCGATCATGCTTCTGGCATAATCATTTTCTGACTCTTTACCCTTCTGAATATTTAACTGGACTTTTCGTTGCCTCGAAGCATAGCCCCGACTGCACATTTCTTCTTCTACTTTTATCTGCTTACTCATTTTTTAAATCTTTGAAGCCTTCAATCAGATAATTTAGATGCCTGATCTGGGCTTCTGCCTGTTCGATAAACTGATCAATGACAAGTTCTCGTTCATACCTATACTTGTTGAGGTTAATGACATTATCCATTTTTATATTGAGATAATAATTGTGCCAGGTCTTCTAATAAATCATCACATTGATCTTTTAAATTAACAACTGTTTCGCTATCTTTTTCCATAAGGTTTGCAAGTTCTTCAAGAGTATATTCTCTTGTAGTAAACTTCTTACCACAGTCCTTACAAGTCCTGGACCTCCACACATAAGGTGCTTTTGGTCTATTTCTTGCCTCAAAAGAAACAGTATTCTTGCTTTCGCAATGAGGACAGATAATCATTTGTTATCCTCCTGATAGTACTGTTTAAGATCACTGCCATACTTTTCTATTACAGCTAACCTTACATCTTCTGGTATGGTTACATACTCAGGTATTGGATCAAAAATGTTTTCAATAGTTGATACAGCACCATAAGCTTTTCCATCTTCCTTAACGTAAGTGACGTTTACTAAAGGTTTTTCTGGGTGCATACCACTTTCTTTATTAAAAAAGAAACCAGCATCCATAAATTCAACTTCTACTTGCATTAATCTTCCTCCCTTGTCATAGCAAGATACTTAGCTTCCAGCTTTTCGATACAAAGCTCCCACGCATCTTCCTCACTGATATCTAGTTTCTTAGCAATAGACTGTGCAAGCTCCCTCATATGCGTGGCAATGGCATTAAGACTGTACGGATAATCACTCATTGTTTATCCTCCTTTTTAAAAGGTTTTAGGTAGTGGTAAATCCTTTGATGTAAGTCAGCCATTTCAAAACATTCAAGTTCACTTAACCCCTCCATTTTTTTAAAAGTTAAAGGTTTATTGTGCCATAACTCTTTTGCTGTTGTGTAATACATTAAGTAGCTATCTAATTGGTCTTGAATTAAAAATTCTAAGTCATCACTTAATATATAAAATTCGCACTTAATCATTTCAGATTTATCTGTTAGTTGATTATCTGAAATAATAAAAGGACTTCCATGTATGTCGATAATCTTTTGATTATCTGTTGATGTCATTATTTGAGGTTTCATTTATCTACCCCCCTGGAATTGGATAGACGCATGCTTTAAGGACTCCCAATACATTCCATCTCCATTGTCATCAACAAGGATAATAGAATGTCTATCAAGGTCCATACACACCTCTTTTATATACCTCCCCTCATCCTCATCGGATAAAAAGATACAAGCTCCCTTTAAAAATTCGCAAGGAATACTCTGATTTGTACAAAGTTTCATGCCGATACCTCATTAAGTTGTTTACCTGCATAAATAATTTGTTTTCCTAACTGCTCATTTGACCACCCCTCTTTTTTTGCTAGGTATAACCAATCTTTTGCAGTCATTTTTTTAAGTCGCTTGGACGGAATAAAAAGTAATAAAGTCATAATAAAATTAACTGGGTTTAAGGTTCAAAAAGAACCTGTTAAAAATTCAACTAAAAAAATTCTTAATAGGTTCATTAAAAAATTCGCTAAGGATAATAAGACCAGGAATAAAAAAATAAAAAGAAATAAAAGCCTAGAATTAACTAGGCTCTTTATTTTCCTTAACGTCAAGAGCTTTATAAGCTTCTAATAATTCCTTATTAGTTGCTTCCTGGGCAAACCATATACGCTCTATTTCTGCACGTTTAGCAGCTTTTAATTCTGCTTCGTGGTTGCTTTTGTTAGAGGTCATTTTTTAGACCTCATAACTTGTTTGTAAGCTGTTTCTAATAAAGAATTTAATTGTTTACCAGTTAAAACCTGGTAGCCGTTAATTAAATCATCATCAACAACTTTATACTTTTTGTTTGGTTCTAGTTTCATTTTGTAATCCTGTTAAATTCATTAATAGCATTATCTTTTTGTGATATGTGCCAAGACCTTAAAACAGGTTGAGAGACAGTACCATTAACAACTAATAAAAGTTGATCGGTCATTGTTTGCACTAATGAAAAAGTGCTATTTGATTTAATAATCATTTAAAAATAAATAACTGGGCAATTAAGATCCTCTGTTAAGAGAACCCTTTAAAACCTCCGTAGAGGCTTTAAGGGATTGTCTAAAAGGTTTTTGAGTGGACTATAAAATAATAAGTATCGTGATCCCATCCCATAGATAAAATATCTACCTCTGGATGAAAGTCTTTAAAATACTCTGTTTTTAATAGTTCCTTGGTAGCATTGGCGTAATTGTCAATGGCTTCTATTTCAGTATCCCAAGGAATAACTTTTGAATAAATAGTTTTAGCATCTTTTTTATAAAATGCTTTTGCCCTTGGATCTTTATGATCTGTTGGGCCTAAAAATTTAGTTTTAATTACTAAACCTTTAACTTTTATTTGATCCATAATTCGACTTTTCATAGCTTTAAAAAGGTTGTGTCCAGTTTTCATATTGCCAGGATGTAATTTTGCCATCCTTACAAAGTGCATCTGTCCAGTTGTTCCAAGCTTCTCTTTTGGCTACATAATCAAAACGGTTTTCTTTTAACCAATTTTGATGCAGCTTTTTAAAAGTCTCTAAGACTTCTTTCTTAGTAGTCATCTGATTAATTAAGTTTCTGGGACTTAGTACTTGCTACCTATTAGTTATCTAATAGTTAACTCGTACTGGTTACAGTATTACTAAAGTGTGGGCATCGATAAAATAAAATAAGAAATATTGAAACAAAATTTTACAATTGACCCTATATACCCCCATATGATGTATTTTTTATGTCCAATTTGTCCAAAAGTTTGTCCAAAGTTCCTAAAACCCTATCTATCATTAGCTTGTAGTGCTGTCTCTATGACAGTACTACATATAAAAGACTGTAGTTATAGTAAGAATCTACAAAAAAGTCTACATACAAGGGGGGATTTTTAGTTTTCTATATATGCGTAAACCCTTCAAATTTTTGTGTCAAAATTATTTTGCAGACCATCTATAAATAACTATAAGATATCTATAAGATACCTATAAGATACCTATAGGTTATCTATAAGTTAACTATAAGGTTAACTATAAGAAGACTATAAGACCCCTATAGACTGCCCAGAAGTGTCTTATAGGGATCTTATGTATTTATTTTAGTAGATTATTCTGATGATGATAGTTCTTTGGGGATTCTGTGACTTTGTATCTATCTTTTATGGTCTATGTGGTCTTAACTAAGCAGCAATCTGCAGTGGCAGATTACTACTTACATCCTATGGGGTATCTATGGTCGCATCCCCCCCTTTATCCCCCCCTTCATTAGGTCACTAGTACGACCTAATAAGAATTATTTATAAAACCATCGGTATTTCCATTAGAATTACTTATCTGTGAAGGGGTCATACCCAGAGCAGTTTGAGTGATGGTGTTGTTAAGAGAAGAACCCCAGTTATCCAGGTGTACTCTAAGTAATTCATCCTTTCTCGATCTCATGTTTCTATCTTCATCCTGGTTCATATAGTCTGTCCAGTAGGCTACTGCACCAGATAGAGCGTCAAGGATGTCATCATGCACTAGAGAACCCCTATGTTTGGTGATACGAGACATCTGATAGAACAGTTGCAGCTTTAGTTTTCTTTCCGGTGCTTCATTAGGGTTAGATCTATAGTCTTTTTCCACTACCTTTCTGTCGATTATGAGTCTGTGAGAGTTCATTACAGGTTCGAGGGTATCTATTATGCGTAGTTCTTTAGTTTTTGTATTGCGTACGTCCTGTACTTCACAGGGGTGATACCTCATAAGGAAGGGTTTCAGGAGTTCTGCAAACATACCACCACCCATATTTGACTCAACGAGTATGGTATTTACCTTATTGGTCTTGGCTATCTTGGCTAAAGTTGTTAATACTGCATCAGAGTAACCACCGTTAAGGCCACCGGCATCAGGAACATATAGATTACCGTTTAACATTTTGACTATTGCATAACCTGTGGCATCTTTACCCTTACCGGAGGGGTCTACAAACATCACAGAGCCTGTATATTCAATCCAGTCACCGAATTGTTGAGCAGGTCTGTAAAAATGATCTCCGTTAAAGCCAACACAAGGTAGTTCTTTGATGACATATTCGGGAGAAGAAGACCAGATTACCTTTTCCGGTGCATGATCAGGGTTTACTGAAGATATTATTAGGTCTGACAGTTTGAGAGGGTATCTATCCTGGTCAGACAGGCTTGTATCAAGCATAAACTGCAAACTAAACCCAGAACGCCCGTAGGAGGCCTCTCGTTCCATTAGATCTATTGAAGAGAACCTATCAGGGTCAACAGGATCTTTAGGCTTTACAAGCTCTTCTGCAAGCCTCTGAGCTAACTTGGGAGCTAATCTATCACCATAGTTGTTTTTAAGTTCTGGATAACGTGCAGTCCATATGCGTGTTGTATATCCACGTTCTTCAAGGGTCAGGTATAGAGATTGTTCTGTCTGTGGTGTGCCAAGAAAGGTAATTTTACCGTTAGGTTTTAATATTGCATCAAATTCTTTTACAGCTTCTGATAACTTGTCTCTCATCGGTTGAGTAAAGCTGTTGTTTGGTACTTCCACATCATCAGCAATAACTTCATCTGCTCTACTACCGGCCATCTGTCCTAAGACACCCTGTGACTTTACAGAAGGGGCGTGATCAGCAGATGAGGGCCCAACATCAAAACTAATTTTTGAGTTTCTCTGAGTGTCTTCTGGACGCAATGGAGCTAATATCGGCATCTCGTTTATAAGACGCATGGTGAATGTACTAAAGTTGTCTGCTCTGTCTTTACTTGCAGAGACCACAAGGAACTTCAGTTGTGGATTCATACGCAGTTTCCACACGACATAAGTACTTGTTATCCAACTCTTACCCACTCCTCTAAAGGCCTGTATGATCTTTCTACGGGGTCCATGCTGTAAATACTCAGCAATGTCCAATTGAACTGGTGTGGGGTCAGGTAGGTTAAGATGCCGCCAAGTTATGATCAGGAAGTATCTGAAGTCTTGTAGTTTCTCAGGAAGCGGTTGCATATTGTTCAAGAAAGTTTAACTGAAGAGGTGCATCTTCTGTCCACTGCTGGCTCATTGCCAGTGCTATCCCATTATAGGTACGGGATCTGTCTTTCCATCTGTCAGGTCCTGGTGGCATCATATGCACTCTCGGTTCTCTGCCCTCAACAATATCTGTGGGTCTCAGTTTGGGCAGGTTTTTAAGCCATAGGCATGTTGCCTTGGTTTCTCCATGACCGAACATCCACGGTTGTATTGTCTGATCTGGTTGTCTTATGGCAGAACTGATTACACTGACAGGGTTTTCTATACACCATCTCTGTATCGGTGCGTTCATCAGCAGTCTTACAAAGTCGAGGGACTCTTTCTGTTCTTTCTGTTTTTTCCAGAAGTGTCTACTGCCTGATACTGCTAGGTGCTGACAAGAAGGATGTGCAATCATCAGATCAAAGCCATCAGAAAGAATATCTCTAACATCTCCCTGATAGTGTGGTCCTTCTACTTCTGTGGGTAACAGGTCACAGCTTATGGCATCATGCCCCTGTGCTATAAAGGCATCTCTTACTCTGCCGGAGTATTCACAGGCTACAAGAACTTTCAAACTATCTTTCTAAGGCAGGTATCACATCAAGGTCTGGAAGGCTTGACATAAGATCTTCCATGGGGTTGTTTGCTGTGGGGATACATTCAATACCATTATCCTTCAACAGTTGTCTTGCTACGTTCAGATCACCTGCCTTTGCCTCTCCACTCTTCACCTTATCCAACAGATTTTCTATAAGAACTGTATGCAGATTCTGTAATAATTCTAATTTTTTGTCGTTACCCATAATTAGAAGTCTTTTGAAAATAATATACCTTGTTTTAAGATATTATGCCCATCATAGCCTTAAGTTTTTGAATTATAGTCTTTTTTTTTACTCTTTTCTTTTTTTGTAAGGCCAGATTTTTAGTCCGATGATGTTCTGCCATTTCATATCGCATCAGTTTTATTTCAGTCTTCTGTATGCGTTGGATGGCAGCCATGATAAGTACATCCTGTAAGCGGTTTTCTTTTACCAGAGCAAAAGTATATGCTTTCAGATAACTGTCAGTTAATTTATTCACCTCTCTGCATTTCATTTCTATTTCAAGTTCAACTTCAAGAGGTGGTTTTCCAACAAGAATATTGAAAAATTCTTTGTGGTTCATCTACCTGGAAAGAGTGCTTGCTCCAACATATCGCATAATTTGTCATCAACATCATTATCTGTTTTTTCTACACAGGCACGAACGAGATCCAATGCAAGTTGACGTATTGCTTTTGATTTGAGAAAGGTGAGAAGGATTGGTTTTAGTAGGGCAAGCATGAATTTAGTTGTATATACTTTCCAATTATGTACTTATTTGCTAATTTTGGCTTGACTCCTCACACAAGTCAATAAGCCCTATTCTCCCCAAAGTAGGGTTTTCTTATGAACAACATGGAAGAACAAGAACAAAGTAAAGTTGAAACCATAGTGAAGGTCTGTGTTTTGCTATGGTCTGCTTCTTTATTAACCCTGTCTTATTATGAGACACCCAATGGTAAAAAGATTGTAGATTTTGACCCTACATTCATTGCAAGTATTTTTTCAGCCAGTACCGCTTCACTGGGATTTTCTATAAAAGGTAAGAAAAAAGACAACGGTGACGCTAAAATAGCTGATAATAACAATAACAAAGTAACTACCCAATGAAAAAGCTATTATTATTAGGCTTGTTTCTAGCTGCTCCATGTTATGCCAATGGAGTTCCTTCATGGACTACTGGCTCTAGCAATAGAACAGAGAATACTACTCAGACAATAACCCGTAGCATAGTGACGGAAAAATATGGGTCAGCGATAAATACCTGGGAAGGTTCTAACATCACAGTTACAAGTGCTTCTTCTGGTGGTATAGCACATTCAGATGCAATCTTTACTCCAACAGATAACACAGCAGATTGGACTTTAACAACAACTACAAGGGCTGCTTCTGCATTAACAGAACAAATCACACAGAACGATGCGATTACGACTACAAGCGTTATTACTAGCTTGTCTGTGTTCAGTCAGTAATTCAGTAAGAGCAGAGGGCGATACTAACGTACAGGCTCAACCAAATGCGATTGGTAATTCCAGTATTATCAATCAGAACATGAATATCAATAATGGAATGACAGGTAAACAACAGTTTGGGAATTTAGTTTGTAGTCAACCAACAATGTCATTCACACCTTTTTATACAGGTAATGATGCAGAGAATACTGAAAGTGAAACTTATTCTATTAATGAAGGTTGGGGATTCCAAATGAGTTTTATGATACCTCTGGGAGATAATCAAACTTGTAACGAACTATCCAAAGTAAAACTAGAGTTAGCCAAAGAAGAACTAAACAAGCAAGTCCATGATAAGCAATTAGTGAGAGTTTTAAAGTGTTCACAACTTCACGCTGCTGGTTATATGATCAACCCTAAATCAGAGTTTGCCTATATCTGCAATGACGTAATAAATATTAGGACTTACGTTCGTCAGAATCCTGATCT